CGAAGCTTGGTGCACGTGAGTTTGTACCATCAAAACGGGCGGTAACCTGATCAGACAGCGCCGCAACTTCCGTGACCAGTTCTTTAATTTTGTCTGACTTGTCAGAACCGTTCAAAGTAGCCACAATTTCAATCGGGCTTTCCAGACGTTGAAGAAGTGTTTTTAACTGAGCTGAAGTATTTTGGTCTAACATGGCTAACGTCTCCAAGGGAGTAAATGTTTATTTAATAAGGCTATACTAAAACAAATGATGAAATAGGTAAAACAGTTTGTTTTCATTATTAAGATCGGATTATCAAATCAAATAGCATTTATAGTATCTTCACTAAACTCAGCATCTTTTCAAAACTTAAAAAACTGCAATGAAATAACAGTCAATAAAAACAATAAAAGCCCCTTTCGGGGCTTTTAACTTACATGATTTAAGGGTTAATGCGTTGTTCAACTCTTAATACGCGCCCTTTTAAAGACTGTGATAAGAAAAATAAAATCAAGCTCACAATTGCAGATAGAATGAGCATTGCAATAATAAAGATATTCACCAGACCGCTCATTTGTTCAGCTTGACTAACTTGCTTAGAAACACTCTGCGCCATCGGGGTGAGTGTTTTTCCATAAAGTTGATGCTGCATGGTCCAGAGTTGTTCAGGCTTGAAACCATATTCAATAAAATGGGGATCTGTTTTTTCCGCTTTAACCAACGCCAGAACCTGAGGAATGGCAGCATCTTTATCAACAGGTTTATGCAACAACGCGGCTTGTGCAAGTAAATAAGCCTTTACGGGATCATCTAGATTCGTCTGCTGTAAATATTGTGTCAATTCGCTTTGCTGAATATTTTTATCGTATTGAATCGCTTCGCTATAAGCATTATTTGAACCATCATTTAAATCATATTGCAGAAAGGTTAAGCCTGACCACAACACAATAAAAGCAACCAACCATCCCACAAATTTCAAAATAAAAGACTGAAAACGCGTATAAAAGAAACGTATTTTTTTCAAAAAATGAATGACAAAAAATGCCCCGACAAAAGAAAAAAACAGCTTCAGAATCAGCCAACCAAACCATGACAACAGATTAGTAAAATAATCAGTATGCTGCCCAAGTTCAGCAAGATTTGCATCCACACTCATGGGCATATGCAATTGCTTTAATTCAGTGCTAATTCCAAAAAAGCTATACACAAAATCATGTTGTAGAAATAAAGCTACCACTGAAGCAATAAAAACAGTGCTGCTGGTAATACCTAACAACATTAAATTGCGTTGACGTTTTTTCAACGCCACTACACCCGATTCAATCTGTTGCGGATTCACAGCATATTCATCTAAGGGAGGCAAACGGTTTCTCCTAAAGTGCGAGCAATGAACTTAAGGGTATTCTTAAGATTTATTCACTCCACTGGTACTTGATTCTATAACCAAATGATTCAAATTTTCCTGCAAAGCACGTAAGCGCGTCGTGGCTTCAGCACGTTTCTGCATACCTTCTTTCTGTACCTGAATCACATCATTCACTGTTTTAATGAGGGTGTTTTGCACATGTTCAAGCGTTTCGATGTCAATTACTGAACGCTGATTGGCTTTGGCAGTATCTACCGAGTTTTGATGCAACAAATCCGCATTACGGCGCAACAAATCATTGGTGGCATCATCAATACTATTGGCCAGTTGTACACTGTTTTTCTGCTCATTTAAGGAAATGGCCAAACTGATCTGGTTTTTCCATGCTGGTAAGGTGATGTTTTTAATGGCATAGAACTTATCCACCAGCATCAAGTTATTAGACTGGATAATCCGAATCATCGGCAAGGTTTGCATGGCAGATTGCTGCAAAACCTGTAAATCACTGACCCGTTTTTCCAGATTATTGGCCAGATGATTCAGGTCATAGACTTTTTGAACGGTGGTCTGATCTTGGGGTTGTGTGGTTAAAGATCCGATTTGTTGCTGAATTTCCTGTTCTTTCAATTTTCCGGCAGCAATATAAATGCCCAGTTGTTTATATTCGTCTTGCACACCCTGAAACATCTTATCCAAGGTATCAACACGACTTTTAAGCCCCGATTGTGAGGTTTCAATTTCTTTAACCAAAACATCAATTTGCTCTTTGGTACTATTAAAATTCTGATCGAAATTTTGCTTGGCTCCTTTCATTTTACTGATCAAGCCACCAAAAAAACCGGAACTTTTTTTCTTGTTGAGAATGCTACTGGTATTTAACTGCTGGGCAACCTGTACTACCTGGTTTAGCTTTTGACCGGTCGTGTCCAGGTCTTTGTTCTGCACCAGATTCAGTAGTTCATCGGTATAGCTTGATGTTTTGGTTGCAATATTTTTGCCATATTCCGCCACTGCGGTATGGTTCATTGCAGCTAATTCTTTATGTGCATTCATCACTTCATTAAAGTCTGAATGCTGCAAACCCATTTCTTGTAAATTCAATTGCTGAAATTTTTGCTGAACCATATCAGTGTTCACTTCAGCAGGGAGATCTTTCTGTTCAAAATCAGTCATGCTTCACCTGAATATTCTGTTTAATGTGTAGGTTTCTGAAGGGATTTTCTTAAAGTTTGGATCAGATTCTCTCGGCTATTATCCAGCTTTTCCAATTCAATTGTCGAATTGCTTTGGTTGCTTTGTTTAACATGATATTGCCATGCAGGAATCAAGACTTGCTGCGCCTCTTTAAAACGATCCAGCAAGGTAAACGAGAGCTGTTGAGATAACTGCATTTGTGTAATTGCAATATCATTACTGGCTTGTAAGGTTTGCAGAGTATTAATTTTTTTCGATAATCTTTCTGAAAAATTGTCTAACGGATGCTGATTCTTTACAAAATTAGGATATTCCACCAAGAATTCTTGCGCAGCCATAATATATTTTGCCATTTGTTCACGATGCCCGAGTAACTGCTGAAAACGAGCTTGCGACTTTTGAATCTCGATTTGCAATTTTTGACTTAAATAATTGGCACGGCTGAGCAATTGATCCAAGTTTTTATAATATTCGACCTGCCCAGAACCATATTCCAAGTCAATACCGAGCCACTTTTGCAAAGCATTAAACTTACGTTTTTTTAAATATTTTTTTGAATCTGCCAAGGATTGAATCAACTGTTCTATAGTTGAACTGAGTTGCTGAGTGAGATGTGGATCGACACCATTCAATAACACCGACTGTGCTTGAATAAGTTGATCAGCATAATGATTCAGACGATATTGATCATTCAGCAAAGGCACTAAATCATTACGCTGAATGGAGAGAAGTTCAGCCCGATTCACTTCAATTTCAGCCAAAGGAACGAGCACATCTATCTGGGACATAATATTAGAAACTCAATAAAATCATTTTTATAGTAAGCTTTTTAGAAAAAATATCATGTAGAGTTTTGCAATTGCTGTTTGCTATAAATCATAAATTTGATAAGAAATTTAATTAAAGTTCGAACAAGATTTAAAAAATAAAATTTACATCGCTTAATTCTATCTTTTGCTCATTTCGTTCACTACGTTGAAGATGAATATGTGAAGCATTGGATAACCTGCACCCCCTTCTCAGGATCATTTTTAAGCTTCTAAAAGCTTGAGTAATGCAGAGTGACAAGTTTGACTAGAATCTCAAGTTATGCACTGAACTTTGATGCTCATAAATATTTTTTGCAAAAATCACTTTCACAGATTTAAAATAATAATCTATAAACAATATATTTCAGACACTTAAATAAAGAATGATTCAATTTACTGATCAGGTTTTCTAAATTCCCTTAACACAACGATAATCCTGCCTGCATGATTATCGAGTACTTATAGTTAATTATCACTCGGTTCTTCATATCGCATCACTTTGTATCAATTCTACAGACTACCCCCCTCAAAGTCTTTGATAGCATTGGTTTGAGCTATTTTTAGCCCTATATCAAAATAGTGACTATTAGTGAAAGCACGCAGGCGGGAGGGAACTGCGTTTAGCCAAGAAACGCCTGCCCTTTCTAATTTAAATAGAGTGAAAATAAGTTATAAATGTGTTGAGATTACAGTTAGTAAAAGAATTGGAAGATAAGCTACAAGTAGCTGTTAAACTTGGTAAGCGGGATAATGCTGAACACCTTAAAATAGAACATCATAGGCAAGCTCACTTACGAACATGCATAGAAGAATCTAAAGGCGATTAGACCATAAAAAATATTTCTGACTTAAAATCAAAATAGAGTGTTCTTTGGATTTTGAGAAAAATATTACCTATTAACAGCTTAAAGTCATTCACCAGAATCACACAAAATGATCTATAAATAATGTGCTGATCCGAACCTTAGTTATTTAAAATTTTAACCAGTAGCAATGATGATCAATCCGTTTTTTCTGTCCCCAATAAAACCAATTTAAAAAGGATACTGCGATGAACGAGCGAATGAAAGCACTGGAAAAATCAATTATAGAGCTAATTCCAGAACTCACTGACATTTATAAAGATTTCCATCAAAACCCGGAACTTTCCATGCAGGAATTCAGAACTACTAAAAAAGTCGCGGAGTATTTGCGACCTTTAGGTTATGAAATTCATGAAAAAATTGGCATCACTGGTATTGTAGCCCTCCTATCCAATGGTGCTGGCTCGACGGTAATGCTGCGGGCAGACATGGATGCACTGCCGATGCCAGAAAAAACTGGCCTGCCTTATGCCAGTCAAGTCACAGGCGAAACTGCTGAAGGAGTTAGAACCGATATCTCTCACATGTGTGGACATGATTTACATGTTGCATGGCTCATGGGCGTTGCCAAAATCCTATCCCAGCATAAAGAAGCCTGGAGTGGAACACTGATGCTGGTGTTTCAACCAGGTGAAGAAGTTGCCCAAGGTGCATTAGCCATGATTGAAGACATGCAAGATAAATTTCCTAAGCCCGATATTATTTTGGGGCAGCATGTAATGGTAGGAAAAGCCGGCACTGTAGGCTATAAGGCAGGTGCCATTTTAACTGCGGGTGATAGTTTACACATTACCTTTCATGGTCGGGGGGCTCATGGTTCGATGCCGCAAAATTCGATTGATCCTGTCATGATGGCCGCCTATAGCGCAGTACGCTTACAATCAATTGTTTCCCGGGAAATCTCCCCCCAAGATAGTGCCGTGTTAACCATTGGCAGTATTCAAGCAGGAACTAAAGAAAATATTATTCCAGATACTGCTGTAATGAAATTGAATATGCGCAGTTATAAAGATTCTGTCCGCGATAAGATGCTGAATTCAGTCAAACGCATTTGTAGCTGCGAAAGTCATGCTTCGGGTGCGAATGATGAGCCTGAGATCAAATTTATAAACAGTTATCCTGTCACTGAAAATGATCTACAGGCAACCACCAAGCTAGAACAAAGTTTTATCGATTTTTTTGCTGAACGTGCTTATGTCACGACACCTGTCACCGCCAGTGAAGACTTCAGTTACTTTGGCCGTAAATGGGGCGTTCCTTATGTGTTCTGGTTTGTAGGTTCCACCGAGGCCAGCCAATGGGAACAAGCCGTACAAAACAATACTGTGGCACAAATTCCTGCCAACCACTCATCTCTATTTAAAATTGAACTGGATCCGACCGTGAAAACAGGTTTGGAAGCCATGCTGACTGCAGCATTAACCTGGTTATAATCCTGGTCTCGTAGGTAAATGGAGACATTAAATCATGCCTCATAGTACTTACAATCTCGTAAACAAAGGGGGCAATCAGCTTGATTATATGCCCCCTGCAATCTTCTCAAACTTCTGCATTCCAAAAATCTAAATTTCAAGTTTTCTTAGCTTTCGGAACCGTGAGCATGATCGATAGGATAGCAATCACGATCATCAGCACGTTAAATCCTAGTGCTATGATTGCAGCCTCACGCACGGCCAGGTTGTCCTGCCGCCCGGAAAATGTAATCACTCCTTCCAACCACATAATGCTTTCATTATTATCACTAAATGCAGTGAAAATTGCGGCTGAGATCGCTACGCCAAAGGCGGCACCCAGTGACGAAGCCATTTTGTAGATGCCTGAACCCGCACCAGCCTGTGCATCAGGCAAATTGGCCAGTGCTGCATCGGTAGATGGGGTGGCATAGAAAGCCAAACCTACACCAAATAACGAATAGCCGATGATGGCGAGGATTTTATAGTCTGTCAGGAATAGATTAGCCGGTGACAGCAGTACAATCGACAAGCCGGTAATGAGACAGCCCCAGATCATCGGCTTACGCGCACCATAAAGTTTCAATAATTTCTCGCCGACACGAATGAAAGCAATGATGGCAATTGCATACCCTAGGGTCAGCATACCTGCGGCCTGAGCAGTCATATTTCCGCCAAACTGTACCAACTGCAGCGATACAATCAGCGTACCAGCTACCGCATTGAGTAAGAAGTTGGAGATCGTTGCACCAGTATAAGTGGCGTTTTTAAACAGGCTGAAGTCGAAGAAAGCATTGGGCGATTTGGATTCAATTTTTAGAAAAAGGGCGCCAACCACCACTGTTATAGCGATCAGTCCGAGTGATAATAGACTGGCCCAGCCAAAATTATTACCCTGAGTGACGACGACCTGCAATGCCACCATGGCAACCATGAAGGTCAGTACACCTGGTAGATCAAATTTATAATCCCCTCTGGTTGCAGCCTTGCTCTCCGGTGTGCCACGCATCATCCATAGGCCCAATATGCAAACTGCAATTGACACGAAGAAGATTGAACGCCAGCCAAAGTTTTGCGACATCAGGCCACCAAACAATGCGCACAAGCCAGAACCGCCCCATGACCCAATCGACCACATACTGATGGCGCGTTGACGTTCTGCACCGTCCCAATAGGCTTTCACAACTGCCAAACTGGCTGGCATGATACACGCTGCCGAAAGACCCTGCAGCGCACGTCCGACTAACAGGACCGGTACAGCAAGCTCACCTGTCGGTGTCAGGCCAACCAGCAGAGAGCCAATGATGTTGAGATAGAAACCAATGCGTACGATCTTCATGCGGCCAATTCGGTCAGCTAGCCCACCCATGACGACGATAAAGATGCCGGAAAACAGTGCGGTGATTGCCACTGCGATGTTCATACTATTGGCTGTCATACCAAGGTCGCGACTCATGTCGGGTGCGATATTGAGAGTCGTTTGGGCAAATAGCCAAAAGGCTATGACCCCCATGATGATGCCAAACAGCAGGCGATCGTTACCTTTAAATGCTATGTTGCTTGTCGTGGAATTCATAAAAAACTCCTTTGTTATTCTTAATATAGCTCTGTGGTGCCCAGAAATAATCTCGTCGTTACTATCTAGCTGAATAGCATAGATCATATTGTGCACATCTATTCCCTTTCAATCTTTCTTATATCTTTGCTCAAAAGGTTTAAGACTTAAACTGCCATTAAAAAAATATAACTCATATTACTTTCAGCCTAAATGAATCTTTGTTGTGTTTTGTATTAACCCCCGCAAGAAAACGGACAATTAATTCGCTAATTCCAATAATGTTGGTTGTTGAAGTTCGGAAAACAGAATGAGTTAGGCAAATGTTAGAAGCTGAAGCTAATACTCACATTTAGAATTACCAAGGCAGGGTTAAAAGATTCAGGATTTCAGCAGCACGGATCTAAATAATACGATGATCTAGAAGGTCTTGCAGGACTAAAAGACGTTGAATTTCTTTGTAAGATATAGACACCAACATAGCAAACCGACCGCTTCGATAATCGCAAAAGTGCATATTCTTAAAGCCGACATTTTTATTTTGGGCTTACATTTTTGATTTTGTATAAGGTGTATTATGTTAATTTTAGAAATTCTTAATTTTTAAATATTTTGGAGCATTAGTTTTAATGAATCAATTGGAGCTAATCCTTAAAACCTTTCATGAATATGAGTTTAAGGAAGGGTTAGATGATTTATTTTATTTGTATGGTAACTTTCTTAAAGAAATCGATCCAGAGGTTAAGCTCGAATATAAACAAGATACAGCCTTCTTCAAAGCTCTGAAAATACTGTTAGAAAGTGGTGATATTTCTTTATTTTATAATTTAAACTATAAAGAGCCATCTAGAGATGGAGAGTTGCTGCTTGGAAGCCCACAAGACCAAATTGAACAGCTACAACAAGTTTGGCTTGGTAGCTTTGCTATCCATCAAATGGATCAAAAAAAAATAACTCTCTAGGATGGTACTTCTTGATAAATTGCCCTTACGCATTAGCTCATAAACTTTATGATAAAGATGGAAAATTCATCCGTTGGTTATATACAGACTAGCTGTCTTAAGACTTAATTAAGGGAGTTAATAACTAATATTTAATATAATACAAATGAGTAAAACCAATAAAATTCAATTTAAAGTCTAATTATATTTAAAATCCCCAGAAGACATTCAAAAATGGGCCTTGGATACTTTAGAAATTAATCCTTCAGATGAACTAGCTTTAGAAGTATATTTTTTGGCTGTTCATTAAGAGACTATTGAATATTTTAAAAAGATACATATCACTGATCTTGATATAAATGCGAGAAATAATGTAATCCATAAATTATTGAATGAGTATGTTCTTAGTCTCAGTACTTCTATTTAGTCAAAAGAGGATATTTATTCTTTTTTTCAAAAAATTACTTTAATTTCAGAATACTTAGAAAATAAAAATTTAAATAATTTACTTATTTCATATGATGATGAATTATATTTAGCCTTAAAAAATTATTCACTATTATAACCTATGGAAATATTTTATAACTTTATAAAAGAGCTCCAAAAATGGTAAAAACAAAACCCCATTCAACATAATGGCGCTTATACGAAACGAAATATAAAAAATATTTTTTTCATGTAGTTAAATAATTCCGATCTACCTAAAAACAGCAAAAAACTGGCTTAAAAACAAGTCGGAATTTTTAAACTTTTTTGATATATTCTGCCAGTAAAATCGATTACTTTATATTCAAGACGAAGCTTTTTTCAGTGTTCCTAGTCTTCCTAGAGCAAAAAATATCCCCCAATATCTTCGGATATAATGGAGACAGTTTTTGGCCGATCTTGTACGCATTTGCTTACATCAATTCCCGCCCTTTGCGGCTATACGATCTTGGGGTAATTTCCTATGATGGATTCATCAGGAACAGGAAGTTCCACACAATAATAAGAGCATAGATATGCACAAGGACAGTAAGGTACGACAGGAGTTATACCAAGCGAACCAATACGAAAAACCCCGGCAGGATACCGGGGTTTTTTTATGCATAAATATTTTTATAAAAGTAGGAGAAGTTTTAGCTACTCAGTCGTAGATAAAAGCTCATAATCTTTAGATTGAATGACCTCTACCCCAAGCCGTTCATTGATCTGTTTCATTAGATTTTGATAGTAGACAATTTCATTGTAATAAAAAACTTTCGCGGCTTTCTCAACATCACCAAAGCCCCCTGCATTTTACGGTACCACGCCGATCAGTTGTGGTGGAATACGATGGCCAGCCAACTGGTCATCACGACTGGCAATCTTAATATTATAAAACTCATCTTTAGCAGCCACCTCAGCCAGAGGAATAACATTCACCCCTTTTTCTTTTCCTCTAGGTGTATAGAGTAATAAATTTTTAAAGTTGCCTGCCCCTTTGGAATTCTCCAAAGCATCTTCTAAGGCGTCTACATCACCTTGAGTTTGTAATGCATCAGTCATGTGAAGAATAAAACCTGCATGAGCACCATTTTTATAATAGCGTCGACGGAATAAGGTGGCAGATTCATTCAGTAGAATCGCATTTACGCTGCTTAAATAATTGGGGACGCCATACACCTCTTGCCCAATGTCTGATTCAAATAAATGGATCATGTCTTGAGGTGTAAATTTATGGTTTTTAGTCTGGTCATAATCCAACTGAAAATAACTTTCCAAATCCAGACCACGACGCATATTTAATGCTGGTCGAGATCCGAGTCCAAGGATTCCTCCAAAAAGATTTCTTTTAATATGCACATAGCAATTTGCAAAAGTCAGAAGGTTTAATGCCAAAGCATTAAATTCATGTCGGCTCAACCAAGGATGAGGAATAAAATCGCTGGTTAAAATATTGCGTTTCACAATTAGTGCACTGGTGTGATGACTGGTTGCTCGGAACAGTTTGGCAGTAGCCAACATGTCATAGGGCAAGTCATACCAATCTAGCCATTTCGGACAATAGCCATATTCAAACAAAGCATGCCCATCCAGTACCGGTTCAGGTTGTCCAAAGTTACGACAGATAATTGAAGTCTTGGCTGATACTTCCATCGGTGCCTCAGTTGAGGCTACAGCAAATGGACTAAACCGTTGTAGGGGTTTAGGAATAAAATTATTTAAGTTCATGATTTGAATACTCGAATTCGGCTACGTTGTGCGCCTTGTTGTGATGCATCAGTGGTATCAATAATCGGAGCATTCTCTAATCCGTTCATGATTGCCCATGCCATATCACCATGACCATTTTCAGCAGATCGAGTGGTAATGAGCGTTTTATTGCCACCCCCACTGGTGAGTGCTTTTTTAATTGAAAGAAAGGCCTTTGCTACCGTGGTAAGACCGGCATCAAAATGTAAGCGTCTTTTTTAAAACAGTTCTTTTGCGCGTAAGCCCATACGTATTTTCAATTCAGGGTTATAGTTCAAACGCGTTAAAGCCGGGAAAAACTTAGCCACATGCTCTGCAACAGCAATACCATTACCGGTATTGTCTATACCTATAAACATGACGTGATAACGTCCACACACCTTTTTAATGTAAAGCGCCTGTTCCTGTGCGGTCAGTCCCTTGAACTGTTTAACCTCTAAAATCCGATAGGGTTCTAATGGGGTACGTGGCGGTGCAATCACGGCCAAGGCAGCATTGTCACCGGTAAATGATGGGTCGTACCCCAACCAGACATCACCTTGATAGTGAGGTGTTTCATTGGGATGAAAATCATTCCAGACTTCCCATGAATCCACCATATTGGGAATGATATCTTTGAGTGGGAAATATGAGCCTGAGTCATCAATAAAATCACAATCAAACAGGTTGGCAAACTCATCATCACCATATTCTGCAAGCAAGTCATCACGATCAAATAGATCACAGCCTTTGGCTTCAGCATCATCTAAAGTGACAATTTGCCGGGTCTTACGGTCGGCACATTTCACAGGTAATTTTAAAGCAGCTTTACTGATATCAATTTCAATCGGTAATTTACGTTTACTGTCTGTGCCTGTCCAAAATGCATAGGCTTCATGCAAAATGCTGGAAGGCGTAGACATGTAAATTTGCTTGTACATTTTTTGCGAAGCCATCGCACTGGCCACTTTTTTGAATTTCAAAAAATTACGAATCCAAAAAAATTCATCCATGATGACATCACCATGTCGACCCTGGGCGGTCAGGGCATTTGTTCCTAGGTAATAAATGGTCCCCTGTCCATTCGGTCCATTAATAACAATTGGATCTCCGGTCAGTTCAATCCCACAAACTTCAAGTACAAAGGCTTTAATGTATTCAATAAACTGATAGGCCTGCGCCTTGGAAGCAGACATGAAGATTTTGTTCTTGCCTGTTTTGAGCAAATCAATCAATGCCCATAATGCAAAAATATAGGTGGCACCGATCTGCCGGGATTTCAGCAAAATGAAAATCCGTGACCAGGATATAGCATTCATCCACTCCTGTTGATACAAATATAGATATTCCTCAAAGGCTTGTTCGAGTTTCTGTAAATCTTCTTCAGTCAGCTGATTTTTCAGTTTTTGCTTACGTGGTTTATCATTACGATTTTCAAGTTTAGGATTGAGATCCGCTTGTGTTCCTCCTTCACGATAGCGTTCTATTCGTGCCCAACGTTCAAATTGAACCCCGATAAAATCCATTTCTTTATAGTTGGCATTGCTCTTCCCATCCATAAAAGTCAAAGCCATATAGCGAACTTTTAACCCCAAAGTCACGTCATCAAATAAATCCGCTTTTTCCCAGGCATCGCGCTGTTTCCAACTTTCGACTGTGGCGCGATTCTCTTCGATTTGTTTGGCAATTTCAGAGACAGACATGCCCATCGCAAACAGGATTCGTCCATGTTGCCGGGGATTCATAAGGTCGAACTGTATAGGTTGAGGTGTATTCATGCCCTCAATGTTGCCCTATGCACAGATTTTCCCAAAATGGAAAAATCCTGATTAAGCGTTAAACAGGATTCTGGTCGTTGCGACACCTATCCCCTTACAAGCAGACTGCATACATCAGAAACATAGATGGAAATTTGTATGGGACTTGCAGGTGAAGGGCGTGTTGAAAAACGTTTTCGAGTTGCACGTGAAGGTCAAACAGTTGATGGACGTGAACTGACTGGACAGGAAATTCAGCAAATGGGTTCAAGTTACAGTCTGGAAAAATATGGGGCACGAATCAATCTCGAGCATTTTTCAGGATGGTCACCCGAACCGCCATTCAATGCCTATGGCGACATCATCAAAGTTGAAGCTGTGCAAGAAGATGGCAAGTGGTCACTTTATAACACCATTTCTGCTTTGCCGAACTTTGTGGCAATGAATAAAGACGGTCAGAAAATTTATCCATCAATCGAGTTTTACCGCAACTTTGCCGGAACAGGAATTGCCTATCAGGTGGGTCTTGGTTTGACCGACACCCCTGCTTCACTCGGTACTGAACCTATCAAATTTTCAGCTAATCAATTTGCAGTACGCACTCAACCCAATGCGGAGATTTTTATGTCTATTCCGACAGCACCGGCTGAACAGAACAATTCAGTTCCGAATGATCAAAAAGGTTTTTTAGAGCAGCTCAAAAGCATGCTTACACCGAGCCAACCAAAACCGGCAGTTCAGCCTGACGATTTCCAAGCCGTAGTGACACAAGGTTTAGTAACTGCTTTAAACGGGATTAAAGAGCTGAATGATAAATTTAGTGCCTTGCCCACTCAACCGTCTGCTCCAGTTACCACAACGGCACCAGTCACCCAAAATACGCAAGTACCTGCAACCCCGGAACAGGATCAATTAAGTCAGGCGCTTGCTCCAATTTTGCAGTCTATCCAATCTTTACAGCAGCAATTCACCCAGCTTTCAAAAACGCCTGTCAATACCCCCCCTGCTTCAAGCGGTGGTGATACTGACCAAGTTGCATACTAATTAAAACTGACCAGATTTCATTCTGATTAAATAAACAAGGAATTTTTCAATTATGGCAGTCGTTCTGAATCCCATTGCACGTACTAAACTTTCGTCATATATCGCTGATATTGCACGTGCAAATAATGTAGAAGATGCAAAATACACCTTTGCCGTTCAACCTGTACCTGAACAAAAAATCATTGCTGCTTACCAGGAGTCCGCGGACTTTTTAAAGCAAATTAATGTCTTCCCGGTTGATAATGCCAAAGGGGAAAAAATTGGGCTGCAAATTGGTTCTTCTGTTGCAGGCACCACCGATACCCGAGTCAAAGCCCGTACACCGGTTGCCGCTGGCACACTGGATTTACTGGATGAATACGACTGTACCCAGACCAACTATGACGTGGCGTATTACTGGTCATTGCTAAATGCTTGGAAACACCATCCGGACTTTAAAGCCAAATTGCAGGCGATGGTGATTAAAGCCATTGCACTAGACAAACTGTGTATCGGTTTTAATGGTTTATATCGTGCACCTACTTCTGACCGGATCGCCAATCCTCTTTTACAGGATGTAAAAAAAGGCTGGTTGCAAAAAATTCGTGATATTGCACCGGAGCAGCATTATGAAGGTGTTGATGATGGTACCGGTAATCTGGTGATTAAAGTCGGTGCAGGCAACGAGTTTAAAACGGTCGATGGACTGGTTGAGTTTGCGGTTGAAGAATATATCGCTGAACAACATCGCGAAAGCGGATTGATTGCAATTTGTGGCCGTGGGATTTTGAGCGACAAATACTTGCCGTTGCTGAATACCATCCAAGATCCAACCGAACAGCTTGCTGCACGAACAATTTATGCCAATAAGCAGCTCGGTACCTTGCAAGCTTTGCATGTCCCTAAATTCCCGGCAAAAACGATTTTGATCACGACTCCGGATAACCTTTCGATTTATATGCAGTCAGGTACCTTGAACCGTTCCATTGTCGAACAGCCTGAATGGGATCGTGCCGTTGACTACCAGTCTGTGAATGAAGACTTTGTGGTGGAAGACTATTCGAAATGTGTGCTACTTGAAAACATTGAGGTAGAAGCCTAATGTCGAATTCAATGCGCCAAAACCGTGAAAAAAAACTGGCTCAAAAAGCAATAAAAAATGCTCAAAGCCTCGATCTACGTTTACGCAAGAAAAAAGTGATTATGGGCATTGATCCTGGTGTGCCTGAAGGTGATCGAACAGGCACAGTCCTTGTTGCCACCTCTCCTGCAGCAAATATTGAATTGCGTTTGTTCAATCATATGAACGAGCTGCAGGACACCAAATCAACGCAGGAAAAAATTGCTAAAAAAATAGCATGGCTACCTGAATATTTAGGCTATATCGAAGGCTGTTTGGCGGTTTCTCCATCTGCCCAAAACACCACGCTAGTGACCTTAATGATCTGGGCAGTCGATGCAGGTGAATACGCCCTAGCTATTCGTATTGCTGAATATGCCCTTTTAAATGACATGGTCATGCCTGAAGGATATAGCCGCAATATTGCAGAGTTTGTCACTGAACAATGTGCTGAAGATTTTCTGAATGATTCAGACCTCGCTCTTGCCCATGCTGAACTGATTAAACGAATTATTGAGCTGGGTGTGGGTGAACAAATGGTCGATCAAGCCCGTGCCAAAATTTACCGTGCTTCCGGAGATGCTTTAAAAGAAGCCCAACCCCATGAAGCACTCAATGCTTATAAAAATGCCTTGCGACTCAATAGCAAAGTCGGCTGTAAAAAAGATATTGCAGCCCTTGAAAAGCTATTGAATCTGCAAACAACCGGGTCGTCTCCCGACGCCACTGTCGGCTCGCAGGCTGATTCACTTGATGCTTCGGCAGCAGATGTGTCAGTTCCTGCGTCCACCGACTCTAATGTGTCTAGCGACACAAGTTCGTCAGCGGAGTAAGTAAAATGCTGCTAAACGCACCCGTGACCAATAGTGAAGTTCCGAATCCTGATCCAGAGCGTCCTAACGTCAGTATTACCGATTTGTTGGGTACGGTGCGTTTAGATCAGTCCAAGGGCGAGCCTTTGCTTACAGAAAAAATCCTGTTAGCGATGGACATCATCAATGACCAGGTCCTTTTACTGAAAATAGAAACAGAAACCCAAATTCGAAAATACAAACGTGCGGTCTGCTATGAAGCAGCAGCATTGATTAGTGAAGAGAACCTAGATTTTGATACCACAACAAATGGTCAATCACGTGGGGAAAATCAACAGGAAAAAGCTCAATCGCTACGTCGAATTGTAAATCACACCATTGCTGACCTGACGAACCGAAAACGTAACCGGGTCAAACTGGTATGAGTACAGTCAATGCCATACAGGGCGATACTTTAGATGCTATTGCATACCGTTATTTCAAAGACAATTCAGTACAGGTTTTGGCTGTACTGATTGAATTAAATCCTGAGTTGCATGGAACATTTTTAGACGAGCATCAAACCGTTATTTTGCCTGAAACAACTCAAATACAAAGTACTCCCTCACTGAAACTGTGGGATTAAAGGGGAACCGAATGAATGATCCTATTTCAATTAAGGGATTACCGTGGCTTTTAAAAATTATTGCCGCGATTATGGGTGCAATTTTAGCGCTGATTTTAAGCGGTGATATAGATCCACAAGGCCGAATCAAAATTACCATCGGGGTGATTTTAAAATTCGCGATTAGCGTGGCCATTAGCCTATATGGTGGATCTGCTTTTATTGAATATTACCAACTCGCCCATTACTCAATGCAGTCCCAAGGTTTTGTGATGCTGATTTTTGCCGTCTTTGGCATGTTGCTGATTGGTATCGGGTATCAATCCATGCAGTTATGGAAAGGTAAAGCATTCAGTGAAATTATTACTGAAATTAAAGCTGCCTTTGCCGCCATGTTTAAATAGGAAAAGAGAAATGTCAAAAAAACTCACTATTGAACAAATCCAGCAACAAGCCGAAAAACTGGGGATTGAAACTGCAGCCCTTCAAGCCATTCATGAAGTGGAATGTCGAGGTTCAGGATTTAATCCAGATAACACGCCGGTGATTTTATTTGAACGTCATGTCATGCGTCAGCGTTTAATTGCCAATAAGCGTGATTTCGATTTGCGAATAATGCTAATAGAACGACCGGACCTCTGTAATAAATCATCTGGTGCATATGGCTTATATTCCGCTCAGCATGGCCGATTAGCAGCTGCTGCTGAATATCATCGCGAATCCGCCCTTGAGTCCTGTTCATGGGGCATTGGTCAAGTGATGGGCTATCACTGGCAGTCCTTGGGCTATACATCACTACAAGCATTTATCAATGCAATGTATAAAGATGAAGCCTCTCAACTTGATGCCATGTGCCGGTATATTACTGTAAATAATCTTATAAATGCCCTTAAAAGCAAACACTGGAAAGTGTTTGCACTAGGCTACAATGGCAAGGCTTATGCAAAAAATAATTACGATATCAAGTTAGCAAATGCATATAAAAAATTTGCTGAAGGATCGTAAGTCATGCAAGCCTTAATTCCATTAAAGCCCTATCTGAAAGAAAAATTGCCATTGATGACGGCAGATAAATGTCATCTGTTTATTGTGAATGGCACTCAAGCAAAGGGCTATATGGAATATACCGCTCGGTTGCTCTTCTTGGATTATCGCGGAGATCCGATTGAAGTGATCATGCAGATTCGTGAATGGCTCAAGTCCAAAAAGCTGCATTTGGATGCAACAGGCAACGATGTACAAATTTCATTTAGCAGTGAAATTATTGATGCCAATACCTTTGATCTTGAGATTGATTTTCCGCAGCGCGATAAAATCGTGATGGATGATAATGGGTACCATGTTTGTCCGGAAATGGTCTGGAGCGATAAGTCTGGAAAATTTGTACCTGCAGGAACTGAATAATGGATGCCTATGCTGGATTAGATCATTGGCTTGATCAGATTGCGCTGCGTCTTGAACCAACCCAGCGACGAGAACTGATGCGTCGTTTGGCTCAAGGTTTAAGGGTACGTAATCGGGATCGAATCAAACAGCAGCGAGATCCAGATGGCCATCGTTTTATTCCGCGTAAACGCAATCAAATCGGAAATAAAAAGCGCCAAGGTGCTTTATTCCAGAATATCGGTAAACAAATAAAAATTGAGTATTCTGCAGATCATGCTGCAGTCGGTTTTGGTGGACGTATTGCACAAATTGCGGAAGTTCATCAAGAAGGTAAAACCATTAAGCCTAGTCGTTATGCAAAAGCCACAAAATACCCTATTCGAGCATTGGTGGGATTTAGCAAAGACGATGAAAAATGGATTGAATCTGAAATACAAAAGTTCTTATTAATATGATCGAACTCAGATGTAAATGCGGAAAATTACTGTGCCGCATAGAAAAACTCACAGTAAAACTTGAAATCAAATGTCCTCGATGTCGAGTGCTAAATCATTGGAACGCCTAGAGCGTCAGGTTAGATAGCCCAGAGCTACCAACGGAGTTGACGTATGTCCCCGAAAACTAACCCTAACACCTTAACAAAACCAACTTATAACGCTTCTGGCCGTTCTTTTTCAGGTTGGTTGGGTGGTAAATCTCAACTGGCACGTACCATCATCGAGATGATGCCCGAACATAAGCACTACTGCGAAGTATTTGGTGGTGCAGGTTGGGTCTTATTTAAAAAATCAACGTCTACACTTGAAACCATCAATGATGTAAATGGGGATTTAATTAATCTGTATCGTGTTTTTAAATACCATCCTGAAGCCTTAGAAAAAGAGTTTGAAACACAACTGATCAGCCGTGAAGAATTTGAACGTTTAAAGGCCGAGAAGAATACTTCACTGACTGATGTTCAACGCGCAGCGCGTTTTTATTACTTACTACGCACCTGCTTTGGGGCAAAAGTTGCCGAGCCGAATTTCTTTTCTCATGCAGAGCGTCCACCTTCTTTAAAACTCGGTGATGACCTGAAAACAGTACTTTCAACCATTCATCAACGTCTGCAGAAAGTAAATATTGAGAATCGCAATTATGATGTTTTGATTCAAAAAATGGATCGGGAGGACACTTTGTTCTATCTAGATCCACCGTACTACAACTGTGAAAAGTACTATGGCAAAGATATTTTTGGCCGTGATGATTTCATTAAATTGCGTGAATTACTGAAAAATATTAAAGGTAAATTTATTTTAAGCCTGGACGATGTACCTGAGGTGCGCGAGTTATTTGATGGCTTTTATTTTCATAGCAAAAAAATCCGCTGGTCATTAAACAGCAAAGCCCAGGATGAAAATAATGGCAAAGAGCTGATCATCACCAATTTTCAAATTCCTGATTAAGCGTTAAACAGGATTCAAGTCCTCGCACTTTAAAAACAAATTGCCCATGATTTCGGTCATGGGCATTTTACGTTTGTATAAGCATGACGAATCAACTTTTAAGACAATTTCAAAACCTTTCTAGCATCGGCACCGTGATCGCTATCGATGCTTCAGCGTGGAAAATTCGCCTCAAAATTGATGAAAATGAAACGGACTGGATTCCCATTCCAACGATGGCTGCAGGTATCGTCAAAGTTTGGCGATGCCCATCGTTAGGAGAACAATTTTCTGTTTCAGCCCAAGGCGGTGAGCTCACCAGTGCAGTCCCCCAGATCAGTCTTTTTTCTGATGCCTTCCCTCCTCCAAGTACCGACCCGAATGAAGTTTTTGTCCAGATCGGTGAGCATTTCTTAAGTGTCAATATTGAATCCGGAGAAGCCCTATTCAAATTAAACAAATGCACTTTTGATGTCCCGGAAACCATCTTTACTGGCAGCGTACATGCGGAAAAAGCCATTTCATCCAATGAAGATGTTACAGCTAAAGAAGTCAGCCTTGTGAAGCATCCTCATGGCAATGTCATGAATGGACCAGGACAAACAACGCAGCCCCTTCCCACTGGAGGTGTGAGCCATGATTAAAGGCATGTCACGGTACACAGGAAAAACCATTCGGGATGATGGGCAATTGCCTGCCCATCTTGAGCAATCTCTGCATGACATTTTAAGCACTTTACTCGGTACCCGAATATGCCGACGAAATTATGGTTCTCTTTTACCGCATTTAATTGATCAGCCCTGCAATGACATCACCAAATTAAAAATTATGAATGCATCAGCTACAGCCATTATCCGTTTTGAACCCCGGCTTAAAATCAAGCAGGTTCAGGTCAGTAGTACAGACAGTCAGAATGGATGGGATGTCACGCTCATCGGCACTTATTCACAATATAACCAAGATCAAACTTTCAAACAGAGCTATACATTTGGAGCAGCTGCATGAGCACCATGAACCGTGTCGATTTATCCTCATTACCTTTTCCGGATGTTCTTCAGCAATTAGATTTTGAAGCTGAACTTTTAGCCTGTAAGCAGGAGTTAATTTCAAGAGATCCAGAACTGAGCGACGTTCTTAATTTTGAAAGTGAGCCTTTGGTTAAACTACTGGAAACCTTTGCCTATCGTTTTTTGTTAAAGACCGGACAAATAAATGCAACCGCCAAAGCACTGATGTTGGCTTATGCCACCAAATCCGATTTAGACCATCTGGCTGCCAACCGTGATGTGTACCGAAAAACCATCATTCCTGCACAGCCCAATGCCATTCCCCCGATTGAAGCGGTGATGGAGTCGGATGAGGATTTACGTCGACGGGTGCATTTACAGCCTGAAAGCATGTCTGCAGGTTCAGTCGGTGCCTATCAGTTTTGGGGTCTAAGTGCACATGGCCATGTCAAAGATATTTCTGTCGAAACGCCAGAAGAAGGTCATGTCAATATTTGGGTACAAAGCCATATTGATGCAATTGCACCACAAACTTTACTTGATATCGTCGATGAGACTTTAGATCCAGATACCCGACGACCGTTCACCGATCAGGTTCATGTCAAAGCTGCGACCGTAGAAGAGTGGCAACTTAATGCAACCCTGGTTCTTTTTCCTGGCCCCGACTCTGCCGTGGTCAAAGCAGCTGCTGAAGCGGAGGTAAATTTATACATCGAAAAAATATCATCCTTGGGTTATGACGTAACGCGTAGCGGACTATTTCGATCCTTGCACCAGGGCGGTGTTCAAAATGTCATTTTAAATAGTCCAGCTTCCGATATTGTCCTACCAAAAAGCCGTTATTCGAAATGCACTGCGATTAATATCAATATTGTGGAGTTTACAGATGTCTAATCTTCTCCCACGAAATGCCACAAAACTAGAAAAAAATGTAGAGCAGCTTGGTGAAAAAATTTCCCTCATTCCAGTCCCTTTTGTGGATTTACACAGTATCGATCGTTGTCCTGTACCTCATTTGCCTTGGCTTGCGTGGGAGCACCGGGTCGAATATTGGCAGCCCGACTGGAATGAACAAGACAAGCGAAATGCCATCAGTGAAAGTGAGTCTTTTAATGCTGGGCGCGGCACACGATCATCTATCTCCAGTCTCCTCAGTACCGTCGTCGACAATTATCAATTAAAAGCATGGTATGAATTTAATCCGCCACAAAAGCCCTTTACTTTTGTGGTCATCATTAATTCTCAGTACCTGCTTTCAATTGAACAGTTATTGCAAGTTCATACCGCCATTGATGCGACCAAGTCCGTGCGAGATAACTATTCCGTTTCAGCCAAAGTACAAACTCTCTGCGATTTTTACCTCACCGGTTCAGTCACATCTGGCACCAAAATTCATTTAGAAAGTATGTAAAGAGAAAAATATGACTGCAAAATATTACGTCACACTCACCAATTATGGTGCAGAACTTGTTGCTGCAGCACACGACCTGCAATCCATCACATTGACTGAAATGGTGATTGGTGATGCAAATGGTATCCCCTACCAACCGATTGACCATACAGACTTAACCCAGCTCGTTCATCAAACCGCAGCTGTCGAAATCCGCGAAGTTAAAGTCGAAAATAATAGTGCGACTGTTTCAGCCATTATCCCTGCCAATGTGGGTGGCTTTAATATTCATGAAATCGGTCTAAAAGATGCTTCAGGAAAACTGGTGTATATCGGTAATTATCATGGTGCTTATAAACCGGTGATTGCTGAAGGTGGCGGTGGTGAACTTGAAATGGTCATCGACATTAAAGCCACAGCAGGTGCCCAGGCTTTAATTGAAATCAATCCACTCATCATTTCTGCAACTAAAACCTGGGTATTGGAAAAATTTAACGAGCTGATGGAAGCCATCAATAATAAAGAAGATATAAAAGTCGGTGATTTGTTCATCACGACTTCAAATTTTGCCAATTCTGCTGCGGTTGCAGACCATAAAAAATATGGGGTATGGGAAAAATTCGGTGATGGTCATGCCCTTGTTGCACGTGCCTCTGATACCAATGAACTTGCACCAGAATTCATGAAAACAATTGGTCATTCTGATGGTGAATATCAACATAAAATAACAAAGTCTGAAATGCCAGAACATGATCATATTGACGAGGGTTCACCGTACAATAAACTTGTGGCTTCACTAGGGGACATCACACCGGGTGATGGTGATGGCATGGGCGGTATCAATCCTGCAGGAGCTGCCTCACCGAATTACAATAGTACCTATCTTCAAACTTCAGATATTACTGCTGCACAGTTTACCAAGATGACGATTAAGAAAAATGGTGCTGGTCAAGCCCATAATAATATTCAACCCTCCATTATCGTTGACGTGTGGAAGCGAACAGCATAACCATTTTTTTCAAAATCCTGATTAAGCCTTAAACAGGATTTTGCTCATAGAATAAAAAAAGTCCTCCATTCATTATGACTCTAAAAGTACAACCCCTTTTGGAGTCTAAACAATGGCTGAACGTCATCACGGTATTACAGGCCGAGAAACAGCTTCTGGAAAAATCCCGATTCGCGATGCAGCGACTGCTGTGATTGCCATGCTTGCCTATGCAGATGATGCGGACGAAGAAGCTTTTCCGCTGAATACCCCTATCCTGGTCACCTCAATCAATCGCGTTTTACCTAAAGCCGGTGTGACAGGCAATTTACGTAAAAATCTGGAAATCATTTCTCAAATTACATCACCAACCTTGGTGGTAATTCGAATTGAGAACCCATATAGCCCCTCATTAGATCAGTCGACCGTTATTGGCACCACAGATGAATTCGGTCAGCGTACAGGTCTTCAAGCCTTACTGACGGTTAAATCAGTTTTGGGAATTACTCCTAAGATTATTTGTGTACCGGATGTTGAAACGGTTGATGTTACCAATGCCATCGGTGCGATTTGCAAAAAGCTACGTGCCTATTCATACATCACACCACGCGATGCTGAAGGCATGATTATGAAATCGGCTGAAGCTGTGGCGAATTTTCGTCAAATGTTGGCATTTCGTGAAATTGAAATCATCTGGCCAGAATTCACCAGCGGTAATGTGTTCCTGGGCAGCGGTGATTCCGATCTGGAATTTACTGATATTTCACTTCAAACAACTCCAGCAGATCGCTCTTTCGTTACCCTGACTTATGACCTGTATCGTAATGGTCAAAAAGTAGAGTCCAATCAAACTGTCGGTGATCCAGAACCTGACAGTACCTCCGGTTCATTTATCAACTGCATAGAAACTATTTTTCAATCCTACCCTGATATTTCAATAGATCAGGGCGGTGGTGGCATTGCACATTTCAGCACTCGCAATGGATACCGCATTTTAGGCAATAAAGGTGATTTAGAAAAAGAGTCTATCCGTCTGGTATTCAAACAAAATCCATCTCAAGAAGATGACCTCTTTCCAATGCTTATAGATCGTTATAGCGGACAACCTTTTAATAGTCCGATTGAGCTGATTACTTTGGGCAAAACCATGTATGAAGGATTCTAATTCTCATGACTTTAAAATATGGAACAGGCATTTTTACTGCTGCCGTCGCTGCTGCTGCATTACGTGCTGAAACGGATCAAAAAGTCGGGTGGCATAAATCACTCTCCAATATTCCCGTGATAGGTCCAACAGGAATCAGCCAGCCGATTACCTGGGATCTGGAAGATCCTGACACCGATACCGGTTATTTAAATAGCCAGGACATCACCACCATGATCCAGCATATGGGTTTCCGTTTTTGGGGCAATCGCAACTGTTCAGATGACATTCGCTTTTCCTTTGAAGTGGCGACACGTTCAGCCCAGTTCTTATTGGACACCATTATTAATGGCTGTTTTCCTTTCATGGACCAACCGCTGACCCCTTTTCTGGCCAAAGATATTATTGACTCGATTAATGCCAAGTTGCGTGAACATGTCGATGCCAAGCATTTGATAGGTGCATCGGTCTGGTACGACCAGGCTGAAAATTCAGTCGAGCAGTTATCGCAAGGTGTGATGTGGATTGATTACGACTTTACCCCTGTCCCTACGCTTGAAAACCTGGGATTAAACCAACGTATTACCGACCGTTATCTAGTTGACTTTGCTCAAATGATTAATGGCGCAAATACCACTGAAGGAATCTAAGCCATGCTTCCACGTACGCTCAAAAACTTTAATGTATTTGTGGATACATACTCATGGGCAGGTGTCGCTGAAAGCGTCACCATTCCCAAAATCACCAAGAAGACTGAAGACTATCGTGGCGCAGGCATGATTGGTGATATTGCTTTGTCAATGGGCTATGAAAAACTTGAAGGCGAAGTTGTCTATGCCGGTTTTGATGTCAAACAATACCGTCAGCTCGGTGTCTGTGGTACTTCAGATTTACCTGTTCGTTTTGTCGGTGTCTATGAACGTCAGGACAATTGCACCTCCCAAACCGTAGAAATCTATACCCGCGGCCAAGCCATCGAACTTGATCCGGGTGATTCCAAAAATGGCGAAAAGACAGAAATCAAAATGTCTTACAACTTTACTTACTACCGCATGGAAGTGGATGGGGTAGTCGAAGTTGAACTGGATTTCGTCAATGGTACCGAGCATTTTGGCTCAACTAATATCGCTCAAGAAATCAAAAAATTACTTGGTCTGTAAAGACCAGGTTATTCCCCCTATTCAATTTATTTGAGAAATCAATATGACTCCTGAAGCACAGCAACAAAACCAAGAAGCGATTCAAGATCCGAACATGATCACAGTCAATTTTGACGAAGGTTTTAAGCGTGGTGAACAAACCATTACTGAAATTGTAATCCGTAAACCAAAAACCCGTGCCCTTCGTGGTTTAACCCTGGTCAACGTATTACAGCTTGATGTGGATACGTTGGCAAAACTTGCTCCACGTATTACCACACCGACGATGTCGGAAAATGATGTTTATGACCTCAGCCCTTCTGACCTGACCAAACTCAGCAAGGAAGTGATTGGTTTTTTCGTGAAAACCGAGGAAGAAGACTTCCAGTAAGTACCGACGATGTCATCGCAGATCTGGCGGTGGTGTTTGGTTGGACACCGGCAGACTGTGATGATTATGAAATTGATGAATTAATGGATTGGCATGAACGTGCTCGAGCACGATGGGAAACAGATAGCAGATGAGTCAAATTAGCTTAAAAGCCATGTTGGAACTGGTGGACAAAGCCACTGCCCCACTCAAGGACATTATGGGCTCAAGTGAAAAGACCAGTGATGCTCTACGTGCCCAACGTGAAGAGTTAAAAAAACTGAGCAAATCGCAGTCGGATATTACGTCATTTCGACGTTTATCCACTGCCTTGAAGGGAACCCGAAAGGATCTTGAATCAGCGCAGCAGACGGTGGCAAGACTGGCCCAAGAGCATGCCAGTGTGCAAAAGCCTACCCGATCGATGATCAAGGAATTTGAGAAAGCCAAACTGAGCGTTAAATCGTTAAAACAAGCTGAACAGGATCAATTGCGACAATTACAAATGCTGCGTAACGGATTAAATCAGGCCGGAATCAGTACCAAATCTCTAGGTAGAGATGAGCGTGAATTAAAGTCGCGTATTGATGCATCAAGCCAAGCCCTGCAGCGAAAAAAGCAGCAGCTGGATAAACAGGTTGCAAGCCAGAAACGTATGAATGATCTGGTCAAGCAGCATAAAAGCACCCAGGAAATGATGGGCAAAGTTTCAGATACCGGAGTCAGAGCCGGTGCAGGTGCTGCAGTAGGTGCAGGTGCTTTGGCAGTACCCATTAAAGCTTATGCTGATGCTGAAGATGCGGCCACCACCCTTAAAGTCTCCATGATGCAATCGAATGGCCAAGTGGCCAAAGAATTTAATGACATCAATCAACTGGCCAATCAACTCGGCACCAAACTCCCGGGTACAACTGCCGACTTCCAACTGATGATGGCGAAACTGGTTCAGCAAGGCATCAGCTATAAAGCCATTCTAGGCGGTGTTGGCCAAGCATCCGGTTATCTTGCGGTGCAGTTAAAAATGCCTTTTGAAGAGGCAGCCGAATTTGCAGCCAAAATGCAGGATGCGACCAAGACCTCTGAAAAAGATATGTTGAGCCTGATGGATACAATTCAACGGTCGTACTATTTGGGCGTTGATTCCACCAATATGCTGCAAGGTTTTTCTAAATTATCTGCCGGGATGAAAACCATTAAAGCCGAAGGTTTAAAAGGTGCCCAGGCTATGGCTCCGCTTTTAGTCATGGCAGACCAGGCTGCAATGGCAGGTGAATCTGCAGGTAATGCCTACAGCAAAATCTTCTCATCGATGATGGACACCAAAGGGATTCAATCCGCCTTAAAAGGCTCAAAACTGTCGATGAACTTTACCGACGGCAAAGGTGAGTTCGGTGGTCTGGACAAGATGTTTAAGCAGCTCAGTAAACTTAAAGGCTTATCGACAGAGGCCCGTTTGCCGATATTGTCCGATATGTTTGGTAATGATGCTGAAACCATTCAAGCCTTGAATCTTTTGATTGATAAAGGTCAAGCCGGTTATAACGAAACCCTGGCAAAAATGAATGCCCAGGCAGATCTGCAAAAACGTGTCAATGAGCAGCTCGGTACCTTAAAAAATCTTTGGGATGCCGCTTCCGGTACATTTACCAGTGCAATGACCAACTTTGGTGCTGCAATTGCACCAGAACTCAAACAGGTCGTGACAGGTCTGACCGATGTTTCAGAAAGTATCGGCAACTGGTCTAAAGCCAATCCTGAACTCTCCAATGCCATCATGAAAACCATTGCAGTGATTGTCATTTTATTAGGTGCGTTCAGTGCAATCGCATTGGCACTAGTCACCCTACTCGGGCCGATGGCATTGCTTCGTTTGACCTTTGGCGTTTTGGGGGTTAAAGGCTTCAGCCTGATTAATGTAATCCGGCTAATTGGAGGGGCATTTTTATGGTTAGGTAAAGGGCTATTTATAGTCGGTCGTTTAATGATGACCAACCCTTTATTTCTGGCCATCGGTTTACTGGCGATTGCGGCTTACATGATTTACCGCAACTGGGGTCCAATCAAGCAATTCTTTATTTCACTCTGGGGCAGTATTTCTGCAGGTGCCTCAACTTTATGGCTCAACCTTAAATCATTTTTTAGTAGTGGCATTGCCAATATCAGCGCCACTATCCTGAACTGGTCACCAATCGGATTGTTTTATCGCGCCTTTGCTGCAGTGATGAATTATTTTGGTATTCAACTCCCGAGCACATTTACAGGCTTTGGCCAGATGCTGATGCAAGGTTTAGCCAACGGTATTAGTAATGGTATTGCTGGTGTGATTGGAAAAGCTAAGGCAGCAGCAGCACAGATAACCAATACCGTTAAAGGCGCTTTTGGCATCCATTCCCCTAGCCGGGTTTTTGCTCAACTCGGTGCATACAACATGCAGGGTTTAGCCAACGGGATCTCAAACAACAGTCATCTGGCCAACACTGCAGTAACCACAGCCAGTAAGGATATGTTGGGTTATTTTGATTCTGGAACAATTCAATTTGATTCTCGTCCACCGATTGCTTCAAACAATAACAATTCAATGACGGCCGCCATGCCTGTACAGCAAGTTTTCAACATTTATGCAGCACCCGGTATGGATGAAAAATTCCTGGCACAAATGGTCGCGATTGAAGTCGCCAAAGCACAACGTCCGCAAGCATCTGGAAATGTTCGCAGTTACAGCGATTTAGATTAGGAGGAAAAACCATGTTGATGAGTTTAGGACAATTTATTTTTAACACCAGTTCTCTGGCATTTAAAGAAATCCAGCGACAACGTTCGTGGAATTATGCAGACAATGCCGTGGCATTTGGCCGGGCCAAAAAACAGTTTATGGGTTCAGGTCAGGATAGCGTTTCTCTCCCTGGTCTCATCTATGAAGAATATGGATTCGGTAGCCGTTTTGCCTTGGATGAACTGGCCAGCATGGCCGATACAGGACAAGGTTTCGTGCTGATGGATGGCTCCGGTTACTTGTATGGAGTCTATGTTATAGACAATATCGACGAGACCAAATCATTTCTTGTCGATAATGGTGTACCACGCAAAGTAGATTACACGCTAAAACTTTCCCGTACCGATGATGATCGGATTGAAAATCAAGCTGCACCTGAACGCATGGATGATTCGGTATGATTAAAACCCCAGTTTGCATTATCACTGCCAACAACAAGCCATTAAACCCGCTGATTTCTAGCCGAATTATCAGTGTCAACGTGACAGATAACCGTGCCAATGAAGCAGATGAACTGAGTATTGTTTTAGATGATTCCGACGGTGCTTTAGAGTTACCCAAACGTGGGGTAAAGCTGAATTGCAAGATGGGCTTTTTAGGTGAAAATATTCATGATAAAGGCGACTTTATTGTCGATGAAACAGAGTGGTCTGGTACACCGGATCTCATCACCGTGAAAGCCTCCAGTGCCAATTTCAAAAGCAAGATTAAGGAAGCAAAGTCAAAATCTTATCACCGTAAAAAGTTCGGTGATATAGCCTCTGAAATTGCCAAAAATCATGATCTAACACTAGTCATGGCCAACGATTTAAAAAATATTGATTTAAACCATGTTGATCAGACCAATGAATCGGATCTGAATCTTTTACAACGACTGGCCAAACAAAATGGTGCTGCAATGGCGGTGAAAAAAGATCGCTTACTTATCTTCAAAGCCAGTTCTGCAAAGACGGCTTCGGGTAAAGATTTACCTTTCATAATTTTGACCAGAAACGACGGGGATCAATTTCGTTACAGTGAACAGGATCGTGAATCTGACCATACTGGTGTATCAGCCAGTTATCAGGACATTGGCAAAGCGAAACGTGAGAAAGCGATTACAGGCGAAAAAGGAAAAGTGAAACATTTGAAAGGAACATTTGCAAATAAAGAAGAAGCTGAACGTGCAAGCAAAGCAAAGATGGCTGAAATTAAACGGCAGATGGCAAAGTTCAGTATCACCACGGCTTATGGCATACCTGAAATTAGTACTGAGTCACCGGTGAAACTACAGGGCTTTAAAACGGAAGTGGATAAGCTGAAATGGGTTGTTGAAAAAGCCACTCATAGTTATGCTAAAAGTGGCGGATTAACTTCACAAATAGATCTGGAATCTTCAATTTAATGTTATTGGTTTTTAGGAATATATTTTACTTTCAAATCATCATAAATTTCTATTGCAGCATCAATCCCCACAAATAAAAGCCCTGAAATAATAGCAATACCAGTACCAATAATAAGCGTACCGAATTCTCCAACTACTATTAACCAGCCATCAACCTCAAAAGGAGTGAACCAATTCCATTTTTTAATAATGAATACTAAAATTTTATTTATAGGAATAATAACAATCGAAGATAGATAAGCCCCTATCAGAATAAGCCTTTTATTTTTATAATTTTTTTTAGATGATGGTGCTGTAAGAAAAATCTGATTATCTTCAATGGATGTTTTAATAAAATGACGTGCAGTAATTAATTTTTTAATCACTAAAAAAAAACGCTGTGGAAACTCTTTAATTACATAGTCAACTTCTAAATGACTAGTTTTTTCAGAACATACTAATGCTTGTGCAGCACAGTCCTTTTCGAACTTATCTTTATCAGAATTATAATAATTGTCTAAATATTCTTTTACAGCTTCTAACCTATTGAGATAAAATTTTCTTTTATGCGAAAATCTTTTAGCTTTATCTAACCAAACAAAAAAAGGAATAATAGCAAGAAATATAGGCAATATTTTAATTAACACGTCAATAGTTATCATTTTAATTCTTAATTAAAAATTTTAGTAAAAATACTAACATAGCCATTGAAAGACCATGCATCTTGATAGAAAAGAACAATTGTAAATACTAATAAAAGAGCCGTTATTATTATTGAAATCCACATCTTAAATCCAACTGAGCATGCTTTTTTATTAAGTTCATTTTTTACCGCATTAATCTGAGTTGACTCACCTTCAAATTTTAATGATAAATTATCAAAAATAGATTGATACTCTTCCTTCATCGAAATAAGTGTATTTCTATGACCCCATATATTCATAATAAGAATTAGAACAACACTGCTCACTGTAATTAATACTATAAAGTTCTTAGATGCATCAAAATCAGTATCTACCTTCCTAGTAATTTGTGCAGTTACAAACCAAATTCCAGCAGGAACTGCCAGCATTTTTGTAGCAACAGAATCAAAAGATTCATTCATTTTTTTTATGTATTCAGTTCTTTTCTCTAGATATTCTTTTCTAACTTTATCAAAACTATAATTATCCACATAACTTTGATAACTATGATTAATATTATGAATTAAAGGATTTAAATTCTGAATAATATGAATAAAACGATTATTTTCATCTTGATCTTTAATAAAGTTCGTCACTTCTTTTGTCATTAAATGAATGATAGCTTCTCTATGCATATCTTTATTCATTAAACTTTCAAGCGATTCGCTATCTATAGGACTTTTCAAGCAGTTTTCTGTTAGATTAAAACTGAATTTATAGGAGCGATTAAAAAAAATAGTTCCTGGATCACTCTTGGTTTGTTCAGTCAAAAACTGAATAAACTCGAAGACTTTTCCTACTTTCAAATAATTTTTATATTTTTCATTCTGCGAGGACTTATCAAAATAAGAGTCGGAAGCTGTAAAATAAACTTCATGCACAGGATTTGTCACATAATGCTCAAAACTAAGTAGTTCATTCCAGTCTGCACATATAAGGAATTCATCTCCTTTGTTAAGATTATTTTTTTCTAATTCAATTTGAAATAACCAGTCATCATTTGAAAACTTACTTTCAAATTTTTCAATAACGTTATCAATATCTATAGATGTGACATTCTGTGATGTTATTTTTTTAACTTTAATACTTGAAGCAGCCAAACCTGCTTCGCAGATCATTTTAAATTTTAAAACAGAATTTGAATCAAATTTAAACCAACCTACAAATTTATCATGAAAGTCTTCCCTGCCTTCCAGTGACAGTAAAATCTCACGATAAATTTGTAATTGGCTATCTATCATTTCTGATCTACCTGATTAAGGTTTTTTGTAGCACTTTCAATATCATTTAAAAATTCTGCTGTTAAAAGGCTTTCATCAATTTCAAGTTTACCATTTTTGCGGAAGATACGTCGTCCTATAAGATGGCGAGCAATGCTCAATGAAACATCCCTGTTACGACTGCTTACTTTTTTAAAGCCGTTAAGTACACCTTTACTGATCGAAATATTGTCAGAGATATTATGTGTATTGGATGCATATATAAAAAAGTCTTAACTCTTTTCAGGAAAAACACGCTTGGCTATATTTCCAAGTAAAACATCATTATTATTTTTCAAGCAGTCAGATACATAAGCGTGGGTTTCCATGAGCTTCTTATCAACTTCCTCCTGAATCATCATATTTTTTTCAGAGTTCTCATCAGGGATATGACTAAATTCTTCTTTTACAAAGTCTTCAACCGCAGTCTTAAGCTTCTGAGTCTCTTCTTTAGCAGCGTTTGCATCAACAATACAACCAATAAAATTCTGAAAATAATCCCGAACTTCATCAGCATGACCTTTCTTAAAACGAATATATCTGTTGGATACATCTTCCAACCATTCTGAAATGTTAATAGTCGCTCCAATATGGAGTTTATCAATATCCAATATTTCACGAACGACAAAGTTCAACTCACCATCAACATCAGTTCCCTTAGTCTTGTTAATTACAGCAACAGCAAGTCTGATCTGAGCAGCGGATTCATACTCAAAAAAGACTAGATATCCCCCATTAATCCTTTTATCCTTCGTTAAGATCGATTCAAAATGCTGTGCAAGCTGCTTTGTCATTTCTACAAAATCTGAACAGTCCACAAGCTCATCATAGAAATCTTTTAACTTTTGCTCAAAAGCTGGTAATGCTGAAGTATCATCATTCAATGCGAACTCGCCGACATAAAGATTCGCTTTAGCAAACATACGTATGAGGCCAACAGCCAATTCTGCATCCAGTTTTGATACATCATTTTCTTCATTTTTAATATTTGAAATGATTATATCTTCATCATTATCCGCTTTAGCCCTGCGTACCTCATGAATAATAATGTGTTGAATTCCCATGCTATCCCCAAAAATATTATTAAACTTCTGTGTTTTATTGAGGTCTTTATAGCATTTTCACAAAGTTATGAAAACAACTAACTTAGGTTAGGCGACATAACTTTTCGCATAAAAAAGCCCAATCATTGATTGGGCTTATCATCTTTTTTCAGATACTAACTAATTATATTATTTATTAGGATTTTCGGTGCCTGTTGGAGCTGATGTTTCTGTTCGACTTGAAACTGCAGTATTTTGCAAGGTTTTAATTAAGTCTGTGGTTACCTTTGTCTGTTCTACTAGCGTTTTCAATACATCCATATCTGATGAGGTAGCTTTTTCAGGTTCATACAATGTTACGCCAAAATATTTATCTGCGAGCTTTGTTTTTATTTCGACCACCTTATCTTGAATATCTTTAGAATAGGATGTAAAAGCATGTAATTCATTCATTGTTTGACGTGCTTGGTTGGCAAACCTTCTATGTTTATCACCTTCTCGTGATAAATAAACACCAATAAATACTAACGTCAAAACTAATGGTAGTTTTATAAGTAGTGACTTAGTATCGCTGAATCTTTTAAGCCACTCTGATTCAACATCACTAAGAATTAAGAATGATAATGAAGCAAATGCAAAGAAGCCAAGAATCAGATAAATAATCAAGGCTATCCGCCTAAAGGAATTAGCTATTTTAATCTCGTCATTAAAAACTTTTTCATAAATAGATCTCGTTTCATTATTAATATACAAACCCTTTATTTCATTGATAAACTTTTCTGAACTCTCAACATTATTAAGCAACAATGCAACTTGATTGTATTGACATACGATATCAGAAACCTTTCTTTTAGCCGCTATAGTTTCAGTTTTCATTCCCTCAAGATGATCTTTAAATCTTTTCTTATAATCACCATTATCTTCAATGTACTCATTAATCTTATTATCTAAACTTTCTATTTTATCATATTTTAAATTATAATCTTTTATCAAAGTATAATAATTTGCATTAAACCAAAACAATGGAGTGCTCCACTCCTCGCGTTTAATTTTAATAAAAATATCAGGTTTTAATGATTTTAAATGAAAGTCCTTAATCAACTCTTGTGATTTTTCATCTTCATAATTTACTTCTTCACTACCAACCCTATTAAAATCAAAAAAGTTGATCATATTATCAATATAATCTTCATCTAGCAGTAGAAAAAACTTATATTTTTCTTTTTGTTTAAATACATCAATAATATACTCAATTTTATTTTTTGCATCTACTACATTTGACCATTCCTTACTTGTGAATTTATCTTCTAATAACTCACTATAATACTTTAAAACTCTAATAAAACCCTTTTCTATCTTTAATAAATTCTCTATTTTTTTATTATAAAACTCATTTTTATGTGTAATACTTTTATCAATTAAAGAAATATTATCAACCTTTGTTTTTAATAATTCTATTTCAGTTGACTCATATAATTCTTTTTTCTCAC